AGGCTCTCAACGATGAGAGCAAGACGTCAACGCACTCCGGTGGGCCTCTCGTTGCCCGTACACGCATCACTTACGGATAAGGAGCTACCATGCCCGGCTTTACCAATTTCTCTGAGGACTTGGTCCTCGATTTTCTCTTCACGGCATCGACAGCCACTCGCCCGACGGCGTGGTATGTCGCACTCTACACCGTAGCCCCCGGCGAGGCCGGTGGCGGTACGGAGTGCTCAGGTACGTCATACGCTCGCCAGAGCGCATCGTTCACCGTGTCAGGCACAGCGCCGTCTCAGGCGGCTAACAGTGCCGCAGTCGAGTTCCCGACCGCTGGCGGTTCGTGGGGTACGATTGTAGCGGCAGGTGTGTTCGACGCATCTACTTCCGGCAACCTCCTCGCATACGCCGACCTGACGACGTCGAAGACCATCGACACGGGCGACGTCCTGCGCTTCAACACTGGCACACTCATCGTAACGCTCGACTAATATGGCGAACGGTCGCGACTACGGCTCATTCGACTACGGCATAGGCGTATACGGTCAAGCTCTGATCGTAGACGCCGAAGTCACTATGGCCGCGACCAGCAGCGCATCAGCCGCAGCCGTAGAGACATCAGCGGCAGCGGCGACCGCTGCGGTTCAGAGTAACGCCACGGCGACCGTGGTGCGCATTAAATCTGCCGAGATGTCTGCTGCGGCTACGAGCAGTGCGTCGGCGGCGGCTGTAACGATCAAGTCAGCCGCAGAGACGATCTCGGCAACGTCAAGCGCTTCAGCAGCAGCCCAGCGCGTGCGCACTGCGGCGATCACGGCAGCGGCTCAGAGTAGTGCTGCCGCGACTTCGATCCGCGTGCAGCCAGCCGCCGCTACGGGCGCGGCACAGAGCGGCGGTACGGCTGATCCGTATGTCGTGCAGCTCGCTGCGGCGACTGGTGCGGCGACGTCTTCGGCTACGGCTGCGGTCGTTCGGATCAGGTCTGCCGCGATCACAGCCGCAGCCACCAGCTCCGCGAGTGCGGGTGGCACTGCGACTTATTCTGGTGTATGTAATATCGAAGCACAGAGCGCGGCAGAGGCCGTCCCAGTGCGGGTACTATTCGGCATCGCGTCGTCGATTGTCGTATCTAGCATGACGGCCAACGGTCGCTACTTGTGGGAGCCAGACGCGGTCCCCGCGGAGACGTGGTCAGCGGAGACGGTATCGGACGAGATGTGGACGCCGGTGGGCAACTCTGGCGGTTCGTGGGCGGTGCTGGATGTGGCGAGCGATACTTGGACACCGGCGAGCGTATCGCCACAGACATGGCAGTAGCAGGAGATAACGATGGCCGATAGCTATACCGCAAACCTCAACCTGACGAAGCCGGAGGTCGGCGCGTCTAGGGATACGTGGGGTACGAAGACCAACGCAGACTGGGACACGGTAGACGCGCTGTTCGCTGCCGCAGGGACCGGCACCTCGGTCGGATTAAACGTCGGCGCGGGTAAGACGCTGGCTGTCGCGGGGACGCTGACGCTGACTGGCACGATGCCGCTCGTCACTGGCGGCTCCGGGGTTAGCTCCACGTTGACGCTCAAATCGACATCCGGTGTCGGCACATCAGACAGCATCGTGATGAAGGTCGGCAATAACGGTGCGACCACGGCGGTCACGGTTAACACTTCAGGCGAAGTCGGGATCGGTACGACTACGCCAGACGGTAATTTTGAGGTGTCTGGGACGGCTACACAGCAATATCTCACTAGATATTCAACGGATGATTCTGCTCCGAATGCATATTTCAGAAAATCTCGCGGCACTGAAGCTGCACGGACGACTGTTGTGACTGGTGATAATATTGGTCAGATGAATTTTCAAGGATACGATGGGACTGATTTTACTAGCGGTGCTCAAATAATTATTGATTCAGAAGGCACAATCGGCACAAACCGTATACCGACGAGGATGCTTTTCAGAACAGGCACAGATGCCAGTCCGACGGTAATTACAACTGCTGTAGAGATTGACTCATCTCAAGTTGCAGATTTCACAAATGGTATCCAAGTCAATTCGATCAACGCATATGCGATGAAGACTATTCGGTATCTCACCGGTTCAGGCACATACACGACACCATCAAAGCTCAGGGCAATCTATGTTGAAGCAGTCGGTGCCGGGGGCGGCGGCGGGGGCGTTGATGGTCAGGGCGCGTCAACAGCGGCATCTTCAAGAGCTGCTGGCGGTGGTGGATATTGCGCTAAGTTAATTGTGTCGCCAGCGGCTACCTATACATACGCGGTTGGTGCGGGAGGCAACGGTGGGGCCGCTGGTAATAATGATGGGGCGACCGGAGGTGATACAACATTCAGTGGCACTGGCACATCTTTGTCTGCGAATGGTGGTCAGGGCGGCGCAGCTCACATTGGTACTGCTGGCAACTCTGGTGGTGTACCGGGTGGCAATGGCGGGACCGCAACTGGTGGTGATATAAACTTATCAGGGTCACGCGCTACGTCTAGGGCAGTTCTTGGAGGGTTTATAGCATCCCTATCTGGGTCTGGTTGCGCACCGATTTTTGGTGGCGGTAAAACAACGCCAGAGGGTAATACCGGGACAAATGCAACTAATTTCGGTGAAGGTGGAGCTGGAGCTGCTGCTTCAGGTGTCACCACAAACTACGGCGGCGGCGACGGGTTCGCCGGTACAATTCGCATTACGGAGTATTACTAATGAAAACCGTAGTTCTTGATACTGAAAAGAATGTCTTAAATGTCATTGCAGGACTTGCTGAAGATGCGGCCCCTGAAGGCATTACATATGTCGTCGTCGAAGATGGCGTCTGGGTTGGCCCTAGGTGCAAGCAAGCCGATGACGGGTCGTATTTCGATCCTAATCCTCCACCACGCGAAGATTAAGCGAGGACTGACATGGACACGCAAACCCTCATCAACATCGCCGCAGGGATCATCATCGCCGGTATGGGGTGGCTCGCTCGCGAATTGTGGGGAGCGGTGAAGGAATTGCGTAAGGACTTGCACATCATCGAGGTCGCGCTCCCGTCAAACTACATCCGCAAGGATGAGTTTCAGGAGGGCGTGAAAGAGCTGAAGGACATCTGCCGCCAGATATTCGAACGGCTAGAGAATAAGGCGGATAAGTGATTGGACCCGTTTACCCTCATCGCCGGAGCGACAGCCCTATATAACGGCATCAAGAGCGCCGTCGACGGTGGCCACGAGATGCTGGACGTTGCCGACCGCGTCGGAACGCTCTTCGGTCGAATAGCTCAGATCACGCAACTAACTTCCGGCAAGCGCAAGAAAAAGCTCTTCCAGAGCCAAGCTGAGTTCGAGGCAGAGGCGATCAAGCTGTACACGCTGAAGCAGAAGGCGCAGAAACTACAACTAGACACACGTAACCTGTTCGTCGGAGCCTACGGGATCGGGGCGTGGACGAGTATCCAGAAAGAGGTGACGGAGATGCGCAAGCAGGCAGCACGCGAGGCCGCTGCCGCGCAGCTCGAAGCTGAAGAGAACCGCAAAGACCTCATCATGGGCGCGTGGCTCATCGGTGCCGTCATACTATTCTCCGTCGCAGTCGGGATCGCGATGGTGGTGTTCACACACAAATGAAGTACCTTGTCATAGCCATGATGATCGTATTAACCGGGTGCGAGGACCGCTACCGATACCCGTGCCAAGACCCTGCAAACTGGGATAAACCTGAATGCAACCCTCCTATCTGCACCGCTTCTGGAACCTGTTCCGCAGACACCCTGAAACAAAACCCCTGCGGAGCCGTAGCGAGATGAGGATCAAGGAAGACGAACTCCACGCACTTCTCCAATTCATCATCGGGATAAGTCTGTGCCTGACGCTGACGGGGACTGTGTTCGCCGTGCTGTACAGCCTGATCTTCGTCGTGCAGCCGATTGACGGTCAGGCTCCAAACGATCAGGAGTTCTTCAAGCTGATTGCGCCTATCGCAACATTTCTGACTGGCACTTTGTCGGGCATCATGCTCGGCAGTAAATCTACCGGAGACAAAAATGGACCTACTTAAGACGTTCGGCTCGTTACTCCCGTTAATCGGATCGGTCGCCCCTACCCTTGCCACGGCTCTCGGAGGCCCATTGGCAGGCATGGCAGCCAAGGCGCTTTCGCAGGCGCTTCTCGGCCATGAGGACGGCTCTGAGGATGAGCTAAAGGCTGCTATGAGCAATGCCAGCCCTGAGCAGTTGTCTGTACTGAAAAAGATCGACGCTGACTTCAAGGTGCAGATGAAGTCTCTCGACATTGATCTGGAGCGCATCGCTGTCGATGATCGGAAATCGGCTCGCACGATGCAGACGGAAACGAAGGACTGGATTCCACGGGCCTTGGCAATCAGCGTGACGCTGGGCTATTTCGGCATCATCGCATACGTCTTGGTCAGCGGGTTGCCAATGAACGGCTCAGAAGTGTTGCTCATGCTGCTCGGTACTCTATCAGCCGGGTGGACAGGCGTCATGGCGTTTTACTTTGGCTCATCATCTGGCTCCCAGAAAAAGGACGCCATGATCCACAACTCAATACCGAGGGACGAGAAATGATTGCGAATTGGGAGAAGGCGTTCGCCGCAGTGCTGAAGCATGAGGGAAAATTCGTGAATCACCCCAAAGACCCCGGGGGCATGACAAATTTAGGTGTAACGAAGAAGGCATGGGAAGCCTACGTCGAGAAGCCGGTCGATGAGGCAGAGATGCGAGCGCTGACACCGGAGATCGTGAAGCCGTTCTACAAGAGGCAGTACTGGGACAAGATCAAGGGCGACGATCTGCCTGACGGCGTCGACTACGCCGTCTACGATCTCGCGGTGAACTCCGGCGTTGGCCGGGCGTCCAAGATGTTGCAGGAAGCCGTTGGCGCGACCGCTGACGGTATGATCGGCAAGGGTACGCTCGCGGCCATTGCCCAGCACTCGCCTGACCATATTGTCAATCTGATCTCAAACGCACGCCTCGACTTCCTCCAGCGGCTATCGACGTTTGATACGTTCGGCAAGGGTTGGACCAGACGCGTAAATGAGGTACAAGTAGCGGCATCAGAACTTGCTCGATCAGGGGTTGCATAATGGCGCTTGTCCCGATACCCGTCCCTCCCGGAGTAATCAAGCCAGCGACACCGTTGCAGGCGAAGGGACGCTATTGGGATTCCAACCTCATCCGCTGGCAGAGCAACAATCTTTTGCCGGTCGGTGGCTGGCAGCGGATTAACTCGACGCCCCTCGACAGCCAGATACGGACGATCTTCTCGTGGGCGATGAACGACGGCCTGAAGCTGACGCTAGTCGGCTGCAACGACGACCTGTACACGCTAGAGAGTTCGACCTACGTCAATGTCACCCCGGCGTCGTACATCGGCCCAGAGAGTGCGCTGTATGGTGGGTATGGGGCCGGTGACTTCGGCGAGCTGCTCTACGGACTGGACTACGCATCGCACGTCATTACCAGCGCCGTGAGATCGACCAACGTCGTTACGATCACGACAGCCGAGGCGCACTCGTATCCCGTAGGCATGAGCGTGTTGATTGCTGGCGTCACCACGTCGACATTCGATGGCACGTTCACGATTGCGTCCGTCCCGACCACGACGACATTTACGTATGCACAGACTGCTGGCAATGCGACATCAGCTGGCGGCACGGCATCCCTACCGGTCGCAGATCGCAGGCCGGTCGATCCGTTCTACGTCCCGTCGTTCTCATGGACAATCGACAACTGGGGCGAGGAAGCTCTAGCTGTAGCGTCGTCTGACGGTCGCCTGCTGCACTGGGAGTACGGCGACGCTGTAGCCAAGCAGGTAGGTGTAGCCACAATCACGACAGCCGTCAGCCTGACGAATGTCACGACAATCACGACCACGCAGGATCACGATCTCCACGTCGGTGACAGCGTCATCATCGCCGGGGTAACCAACGCCGCATTTGATGGCACTTATGTCGTGACCACAACGGCCACGACAAAGATATTCACGTACGCACACGTAACGGCTGACGCGACATCATCCGGCGGGACTTCGACGAACCCCGCAGTCCCGACAAACAATCGCGGCGTCATCGTCACGCCTGAACGGTACGTCGTCTGCTTTGGCTGCGACGGTGAATCGCGTCGCGTCGGCTGGAGCGGTCAGGAGGACTACACGGAGTGGAACTTCTCGTCTGCGACTACGACAGCCGGGTTCATTGACCTCGACACGCAGTCGAAGATCGTCATGGCCGCAAAGGTGCGCGAGGGGACGCTATTCTTCACCGAGGAAGAAGTCTGGCTGATGAAGTATATCGGCCTGCCGTATATCTACGGATTTGAGCGCATCGGCTTCGGCTGCGGCTTGATCGCGCCCAAGGCGCTCGCGACATTCTCAGGTCGCTGCATCTGGATGTCGTCGAGCGGGTTCTGGATATTCGACGGCGGGTACGTCAAGCCGCTTCCGTCAGACGTCGGCAACTACGTGGTGCAGGACATGGACCCAGCAGCTGGGCTGCTCTACACGCACGGGTCGGAGAACGGTACGTTCAACGAGGTGTGGTTCTGGTATCCGTCTGTCGGCAACTCAATCCCAGACCAGTACGTCTGCTACAACTATATGGAGGGATGGTGGGGGCTTGGAGCGATGACGCGCACGGCTGCGTCTCCGTCGGGCATCTACCCGTACCCGATAGCGTCGGACGGCGACAATTACCTGTACTACCACGAGAACGGATGGACCGCTGCCGGTGTGCCTCTGATCGGATCACGATACGCCGAGACGGGATCGCTGAACTTGGCGAACGGCGAGAACTTGATGACGGTGATGCAGGCGATCACGGATTCCGGCTACGGCTACGCATCGACCGAGCTGACGTTCTTCGCCTCCACGACACCGGAAGCCGCAGAGACTACGGCTGGCCCGTACACGCCACGCTCAAGCGGCTACACCGACGTTCGCGTTACTGGCAGAGAGATACGATATCGGGTAGAAGCGACAGAAGACGCACCGTGGTCTGTCGGAGACATCCGCCTAGACCTGACACCGAGGGGCAAGAGATGAAGTTCAACATTCCAACGCCACCAGAGAAGTACAACGCATCGAACATGGCTGCGGCGTTTCAGAGCATCAAGTCGGCTATGGGAGACGCCGTCTCGCCTACGCAGGCAGTTGGTGGTATCATGTTGCAGTCGCCCAATGGCTCGGTCTACCGGATAACGGTCAGCAATGCCGGTGCGATTACGGCGACGGCGGTGCCGCTTGGGATTCGGTGAAGACAAGATCATCGCGCTGATGGAGCGCGGCCTAGTTAAGAGCGGATCGACGCACGATCTGGATGACGTGATCCAGTGCCTGCGGGATGGTACGATGCAAGCAATCTGGAACGACGGTGCCGTCATCGTCACCCAGATTGGTGAATACCCACGCAGGCGCGTGATCGACGTGTTTCTGTGTGCCGGTGATCTGGACAGCGTCTTGGCTCTGCGGCCTGAGCTGCTTGATCTGGCCAAGGCTCACGGGTGCGACTACGGTCGGGCGTATGTGAGACACGGATTGGTTAAGCCTCTTCAGGAGGCGGGTTGGAAGACGGTGCAGACCGTCATGACGTTTGAGATGGAGTAA